GGATGATTTTTTTAGTATTGTAAAACCAGACAACATTAAACGATTAGGAGAAAGAGAATGATTGAGAATCAGTTTGAAGATTTTGTAATGGTTCAGGTAGGGATTAAGAAACTTTATGAAGATGCTGTAGTTCCGAAATATCAAACCTCAAAAAGTGCTGGTTGCGATCTTCATGCTTACACAAAAGGTGAAAGTGTAGCTATTCAACCGGGAGAAATTAAACTCATTGGAACTGGAATTGTCATTGAACTCCCAAATGGGTATGAAGGTCAAGTGCGTCCTCGTTCTGGTCTAGCACTAAAATATGGTATTGGTCTTGCTAATTCTTTAGGGACTATTGACGAAGATTACAAAGGGGAAGTTGGTGTGATCATGATTAATCATGGTAAAGAACCATTTATCATTTCTCATGGTGATCGAATTGCACAACTAATTGTTTCCCCATACATTCAAGCGACGTTTCATGAAATTGAAGAAGTGAAAGAAACAGAGCGTGGTTCCGGTGGTTTTGGTCATACAGGAGTTTAACTTTAAAAGGAGATTTATCATGAAGAAATTTTTTCGAGATGTATTAGTTGTAGCTAGTAGTTTGATTTCATTTGTTATGTTGATTGCATTGTTTCAGACAAATAGTAACATTGGAACTATTTTAATTTTTGTTATTGTATTTTATTGTGGTTATTTTTGGGGAGGAAGAAATCGTGAAAAGAAATTTCAGAAAGATTTAATTAAGGAGTTTGAAAATATTCAAAAATTGAAAGGATCAAAATGAAAGTATATATGGTAATGAAAATGAATGGTGACATTCTTGTAGATGGTCAAATTACATCATTTCCAGAAGGAGAATTTTTTATTCCAGTGTTTGTAAACTATGATAAAGCAGTTGAACATTCTAATGGAAAATTTGAAATTGTGGAAGCTGAAGTAAATTTTAACAATGAAAATGTAAATACTGAAACAGTAGAAGATTAAAAAACAGTTGACAAATGAAAACCGATAGTTGACAATAGAGGCTATCGGTTTTCTATTTTCTAAAGGAAGGTACAATATGGCTAAAAATTCGATTCTGGAAAAAATGAAAAAGGCAATTGGGAACGAGGATATTTTTTATATGTCCGATGAAAGTAATCCTTATAAAGTTCTTGAGTATTTTGATACTGGTTGTTATATTCTAAATGCTGCCTTGTCTGATGGGGATATTTATAAAGGATTACCAATTGGAAAAAGGATTGGTATTGCCGGTCCATCTTCTGTTGGAAAATCTTATTTCATTATGAATATTATTAAAAGATTTTTAGATAAAGAAGAAGAATCTGTAGCTGTAATTTTTGAATCAGAGGGTGCTAGTGTCCTTGAAATGGCTGAATCAGTTGGTGTTGACAAGGAACGGGTTCTTATTGTCCCTGTTCATTCTGTTGAAGATTTTCGCACTCAAGCTATCAGAATGTTAGATGAAATAAAGGAACAACAAAAGGAAGCTAAAAAATCTAAATCAAAAAAACCTAGTTATATCATGTGCTTAGACTCATTAGGAAATCTCCCAACGGAGAAGGAGTTAAGAGATGCAAGGGAGGGAAGTGATAAACAAGATATGACCAGAGCTAAAATCATTCGCTCAATTTTCAGAATTATCACTCTACCTTTATCTATGACGAGTACACCATTACTTGTTTCTAATCACAGTTATTCAACACAAGAAATGTATTCTAGGCAGGTGACTTCTGGCGGTGAAGGGTATAAATATGCTTGTGATGTGTCAGGAATTCTTAGTAAAGCACAGGACAAAGAAGGAACTGATAGAATAGGTAGTATCATCACATTTACTGTAGACAAATCTCGTTTTATCCCTGAAGGACAAAAATTTAAAATTGCTATTTCGTTTAGCAAAGGTATTTACCCATATAGTAATCTTATTGATTTTGCTGAAGAATTTGAAATTATTAAGAAAGAGGGAATTAGCTTTGTGTTTAAGGATGGAACAAAAGTAAAAGCCAAGGAATTAAGGCGTAACATTGGAAATTACTTTACTAAAGAAGTTATGGATGAATTGAGAGACAAAATTAAATCCAAGGTTGGTTTTGGTTCTACAGATCAAGACCATGACGATTCTGATATTGACATGGAGGATGAAGAAGAATGATAACTGAAAGAGAATTGAATAAAATATATACACTTAGGATGAAATTGAAATCCTTTGAAAGTTATGGCAAGGGTGATTCTTCTTCTCTCGAAAGGAAATCACAATTTCTACATTCTGATCAACTCCATAAAGTTATTTCTATGATTGATGATATGGTAGAACAAAATAAGTTGCAAGCTTTGACAGATTATAGGGCTTATGTCAAGGGAGATGATCATGATTAAAGAGTTATATTGTTCTATCTGTGGTGTTCATTGTGGTGAAATGAGACTAGGTAGAATTAGAAAAGATACCAAGATTATTTGTTCTCATTGTTTTAGTGAACTAAATGATAACAATGGCCTATTAAGTTTACTAAAAATTTTTAAAGGGAAATAGAATGGAGTTTTCTAAAATGGTATTAGCAGGGCTTGTGCAAAACAAGCCCTTTGCTAAAAAAGTATTTCCACACCTTAAACCAGAATTTTTTCCAGACTACGAACAAACATACCTATTCAAGCTAATCAAACAGTACGTTATTCAATATAAAGGATTTCCAACTTTATCAACAATCAAAATAGAATTTAGCAACAAGAAGGATGTTAATGAAAGTCTATTCAAGACTATTAATGAATTAACAGAAGAAATTTTTACTAACAAATTAGATTGTGATGATGATTGGTTAATCAAGAATACTGAAAATTGGTGTAAGGAAAGAGCAATTTATAATGCGCTTATTAAGAGTATTGAGTGTCACGAAGAGAAAAAGAACCTAGAAGCAATTCCAGAGTTGCTTAGAAAAGCGTTACAGGTAGGATTTGATTCTAGTTGTGGAATAGAATTTTTTGATGAAAAGAGTATCGAAGAACGATTAAAAATTTATAAACAGAAGATTAAAAAGTTTCCTACTGGATTAGAAAAACTTGATATTGTTACAGGCGGCGGTTTTGAAAGTAAATCCTTATGTTTGGTGTTTGGGGGAACCGGAGTCGGAAAGACTACTGCTTTAGTCAACTTTTCATGTAATATGGTCAGAAATGGTGAGGATGTTCTTTACATCACGCTAGAAATGTCTGAAGAAAAAATTAGTCAACGTCATGAGGCTAATTTTATTGACACTCCAATTAATGAGATTAGAAATGTAAAGGATGACGATTTTAAAACATCATTACTTAGTGTTAAAAAACAACAAGTCGGAAGATTAATAATCAAGGAATATCCACCGGCTAGTATTAGTTCTGAAAATGTCAGAGCATTGTTGGACGAATTAGAGTTAAAAAAGAATTTCAAACCAACTGTTTTAGTTGTCGATTATTTAAATCTGTTAAGAAGTTCAAGGTTGATGGGGGATAATCTCTATGTGACAATTAAAGCTATATCAGAAGAATTGCGTGGTATTGCCGTTGAAAAAGATTTGTGTTGTATCACGGCAACCCAAGCAAACAGACAAGGTAACGATTCTAAAAACACAGACCTAGATTTCACTAATGTTGGAGAAAGTAAAGCAATATCAGATACTTGCGATTTTTTGGCTGCCTTGATTTCACCAGAAGAATTGAGAGAACAAAATTTGCAAATATGGAAAGTGTTAAAAAATCGTTTTGGTGGAACAGTTAATTATAGGTTTCCAATTAGAACAGAACATGATAAGGCTAGATTAAGTGATGCCGATGATATACAATTAGTTTCTAATGAAATGTCTGATGACGCAAAAAATCACAAGAAGAGAAAAAAGAAAGAACCTATGAATGTTGTTATATCAGATGAACCAACAGATGTTGATTTATTTGATTGATAAATACTTATAAATATTAAATGAAAGGGTAACAATGACAAATTGTGTAGATGATAACGGGAACATTTGTCCTTCCATTGCTTTAGGAATTGAACATTGCTCTAGGAATAAAAATTGTTATTACGCTCAAAGGTTAAATAATAGAAACGAAGATAAAATTTTAAAAGAGTTAGATACGAATACAAATTTAAATAGGAAACTCAAACAGTATCAATCATTGAACGAAGAAGAAAAGTTACAAGAAATCTTTGATTGTAAATTGTTTCTACAAATCATCGAAAGAGGGTTATTTGATGGAACTGAATAGTTTTTCAGAATATCTATTACTTGAGAAGTTGAAAAAGAATAGTAAGGTGAATGATATTTACATTACCTATAAGTTCGCAAAACTTATCAGGACTGATTTTAACAAATGGGATGCTTACTACCTCAAGTTGATTGACAATCAGGGGAATAAATTGAAAGAGCCTGAAACAGCTAAGGAGAAAAAAGCCCTTGGTTTGTTTGAGGAACTTGTAAGAAAAATCAAACGCGCCCTCGTTAAATATGCTGGCAAGAATAATATTTTGATGAATTTGATTTCATTATATTTGCTTCAGAAAGAATCACTTAATTACACAGAACATAAAATTAAGAGAGAAATTTCTGATGAATTGACTAATGAAGAAATTGAAATGGTAGAAAACATTCTTATGATTTTGAAAGATAAAGTTGGTGAATTTTAATTAAGAAAGGTTATTAAAATGAATTGTGACGTGATGTTAGTCGATCTATCAAATTATTTTTATGCTAGTTTCTTTGTGGCACAAAATGACCCAAACCAGAGAACTACAGAAGATAAAAATGCTTATTGGAAATATCTTCTTATGTCTATGATTCTTGGAGTGAAAAACAAATACAGACCAAAAGAAATGATTTTGTGTGTTGATAGTAAAAATACATGGCGCAAAGATGAATTCAAATATTATAAAGCACGTCGAGTTTTAAAGAAAGAAAAAGATACTACAGATTGGGATTCATTTTATAAAACAGCAGATTCGTTTCTTGATGAAATCGAAAAACATTTTCCATTCAAAATTATAAAAGTTGATAAAGCTGAAGCAGACGATATTATCGCAGTTTTGGTTGAGGAATTAATTGGAAAGCAAATTGTTATTGTAAGCAGAGATAAAGATTTTTGTCAATTACTTAGATATGACAATGTAAAAATTCATAATCCTATTGATGGTGAATTAGTTACTTGTGAAATCAATCCCGGTAGTTTCCTTAGTCTACATTTGTTAAAAGGTGATTCAGGTGATGATATTCCTAATCTACTAAGTGATGATAATGTATTTGTCAATTCAGATAAAAGACAAAAAAGAATTACTCAAAAATTGATTGATGAAGTTTTATCTGAAGGTATTGAAAAGTTTGTTATTAAAAATCAATTAATTGACAATTATGAGAGAAATAGAAAATTGATTACTTTATCTTCTGAATTTATTCCAGAAAATATTGTGACAGATATTAAGTATAAATACAACACAATGAAATCCAAGGGGGATTTTGAAACAATGTTGGCATATTTGACAAAAAACAACATGCCAAGTTTGATTGACCAACTTTAATAGGATTAATAATGACAAAACAAGAGTTGTTAGATTTTCTTAAAGAGTATGAAGAAGAACATGGAAAATTACCGACAAGAGATAGCATCAGAGAAAAAGGATTAGAATATCAATTCTCAAAAGAATTTGGAAGTTTTTCAGAAGCCAAATTTTACTATCTGGCAAAAAAAGATGATCAAAACTTTGAAAAGAAAAAACTTGATAGTAAGGATGTTCTCTTAGAAAAACTCAAGAATCAACTTAGTGAATTTGAAATTAAGACTATCTTAGAATCCAGTAGATTCCAAGAAGTAGAGAAGAAAAAATTTCATGTAGCATTGGATAAGGAAAGTTTCAAGTTTATTGCTATTGGTGACACTCATATTGGTCATAAAAAATTCCGCGAAGATTGGTGGGATTATATGATTGATAAGGGAATTGAAGAAGAAGTAGATTGGATGTATCATACGGGTGATATTGTAGATGGAATGAGTAATAGACCGGGACATATCTACGAATTATCTGAATTAGGATTTGAAGCACAATTTGGAAAGGTAAAATCTTTATTCAAAGAAGTTCCGTTTCAAATTAAAGCAATCACTGGTAATCATGATTGTTATTATATGGGAAAAGCCGATCAAGGGGTTGATATTGGTCAACGACTTGAAGAATCATTAGATAATTTTAGTTATATGGGAATTCAAGAATGTGATGAATATGTTGGTGGGATTAAGATAAAACTTTGGCATGGTCTTGATGGAAGTCAATATGCCCATTGTCATGATGACGAAACTGAAATTTTAACAGAGGATGGGTGGAAATTGTTTAAAGATTTGAATAAAACTGAAAGGGTAGCAACTTTAAACCCTATCAATCACGAATTTCAGTGGCAATTACCAAATGATTATATAGATTCTCATTACGAAGGAAAAATGTATCATTATAAAAGTAGAACTTTGAATTTAAAAGTTACACCAAATCATAGAATGTATGTGAGAAGGTATCCAGCAGATTTTATTAATAAAAGAAAAAAAGAATTGAAATATCCAACAAAATCTCACGGATTGGTTGATTTGAATTGGAGTTTTATTGAAGCAAAAGATTGTTTTGAAGGCGGTCATAAGCAAACATGGCAAGCAATTAAAAATTGTGAACATTGGGAAGGAGAAAGAAGGGATTTTATAGAAATCCCTTATAGAGAATCAAAAAATAAAGGTGTAAAAGTAAAACATTTAGGAACTCTTAAAGTTGAGGATGTAGCAGAATTAATGGGTTGGTATGTGACAGAAGGACACATACGAGGAAAAGGTGATATTACTATTGCGCAATATGAAACTGTTAATCCCCAATATGTGAAACAAATTTTTGAGTTGTTTCGTCGAATTGGTTTGTCTCCTAGATATGGTAGTCCTTCTAAAAAGAAGGATGTTAGAGTTGGAAGTATGGAGTTGTCTGAGTATTTGTTATCAGAATGTGGTCATTTATCAAGACATAAATTTCTCCCTAAATGGTTAAAAAATCAAACCAAAGAAGTTTTAAGAATAGTTTTTGAGACGATGATAGCAGGAGATGGATGGAAAACCACAAATGGTTTTGGTTATAGGAGTATAAGTAAAAGATTGTTAGAAGATTTTGCTGAAATTGCTATAAAATTAGGATATGGAGTTACTTTTAGTAAAAACAATGAGTCTGTAAGTGTGAATTCAATTCAAATCAAACCTACATTGGGGAAAACAGAATCTGTTGATTATGTTGGTAGAATTTATTGTGTTAGTGTTGATAATGGTATAATTTTTACAAGAAGAAATGGTAGAACTATGTGGGGTGGTAATTCTTACAGGACTCAGAAATTTATCGAAGCACTATCTAGCAATGATAAACCTGATATTCTTTTAGCTGGACATGCCCATAAATCAATTTACCATACTGTTAGAAATGTAGCAGCATTTGAAACTGGTACTTTGTGTGAACAAACAATGTTCATGCGAGGAAAAAAACTACAGGCACATACAGGATTTTGGATTATCACAGTAGACACAGATGGAGAATCAATTATTAGGTTAAAACCTGAATGGTTTCCACTTTTCAAATAAAGGGTTTAAACAATGTTTAGACAAGCTATTCTACAAGACGAAAATGTTCTTCTTCTGTTTCATGATGGGGAATATGTTATTTCAGATTTGAAATTAGAAGATGCCGTAAGAGTTAATCTTAAAAAATTTCCTCGTAAGGTTAATTCTATTTTCAATCATGTGTTCAATCAGCCTTATGTTGTCCAAGACCTGATTGATTATCACATGGATCAAGATTTACAATGGGATTTCATTGTTTGTGTAATGAAAATCACAAAAAACATTAGGAAAAAATAATGTCACAATCCATATCAAAGTTCGTTAGCAAATTTCAACACGGAGCAAGAGCAAATTTGTTTCGTGTTGAAATTCCATATCTAGGGGAAGATTGTGAATTCTTTTGTAAAGGCGCACAAATTCCCGGTATGACAATTGATAAAATTCCTCTTAGATACCAAAATAATAATTTGTGGGCTAATGGTGATACTGATTTTCCTGATTGGACTGTCACAGTTGTTAATGATAAAAATTATGGTATCAGAAAAAATTTAGAATTGTGGATGACTAATATAAAAAATAGTGGGGAAACTGGTGGAGCAAACAGTTTAAAAGATTTCTTTAAAAATTTCTATGTATTTCAACTAGATGAAAAAGGTAGAGAAATTCAGGAATACGTTTTTTATCATGGGTGGCCTACAGATTTATCAAGTATAGATTTGAGTTTTGATAATCCTGATACTATTCAGGAATATACGGTAACATTCTGTTATTCGTTTTGGGAACGTGGTGGTAGCCTAAGAGATGAAGCAGAAGACATTATAGAAAGCATCAAGAATGATCTTAAGGGAATTCTGAGATTCTAAATAATTGAAATGTCCTATAAAAAATAAAAATCACAATTTCTTTTCGGAGTTGTGATTTTTTTGTTGCAAATATTTTCTGATAGTGGTATATTGTAATTACGTTGAACGAAACACTAACTAAGGAGATTTAAGATGACTTACATTCCTTCTAATGTTGAGGCTAAAGAATATTTTAAATATTTTTGTGAAGATGTAAATGCTATTCAATTTTATGAGGAAATTATTGAAGAAAAAGAAAACCATGAGAAGGAAAATAAAGGTCTACATAGAGAAATAGAATCGCTAAGAGAACAACTTTATTTTGCAAGAGAATTGATTAGTGAGATTGAATATAGATTAGAAAAATCTAATAGATTGAATGAGTTTAAAAAGGAATTCAAGAATGTGTTGTCTGAATCGTTTTTTGAGTGTTAAATTTTGAAAAATAATCATTGACAAAAAAGTTAAATCCTGATATAGTCTAACCATAAACCACTTGATAAGGAGATTTAAGATGATGAAAGCTGACCTGACCCCCGCCACCCCGTTTTTTAATGTTGACCGTGTTCCCCTGTATGCAGAACACAATGGTTCAAAAATTCTTATGCAGAAAGAAGCACTCGTTAATCATGACACTGGTGTTGT